GAGCATTTTGGCAACGCAGATGCCGTGCCGCAGCCGCCGGAGCGGTGCTTAAGCCGTAAGGCGGGAATTGTGCGGTGTTACCAAAGAAAATCCTGTGAGAAGGAGGAATGCCTTTGCCAGATTACGAATTTTATACCGCCAGCTACCTGGGCGAAAAGATCCCGCAGGAAAGCTTTGCACGCTTTATTACCCGCGCCGCTCGCCAGCTGGAGCGCTACAAAAGTATGTTTGATGTGCGCCCGCGCGCGGGCCTGCGGGAACCGGAGGCCTGCGCCCTCTGCGCCATGGCGGATGCAATGTATGCCTTTGCGGAGGAGGACAAGCGCTGCCGCGTGGTGAGCGCCAGCGTGGGCAGCGTGAGCGAAACCTATGCTGCCCCGCCGGAGCTCTGCGCCGAAACCATCCAGAGCCGGGAAGGTTACCTGCGTGCCCTGGCGCAGGACTACCTGGTGTTTGGCCGCTATGCCAGCGGCGGGGCGGGCTGATGGCCGCGCCCTTACAGTACCCCCTGTGCTGCCAGACCGTTACCTTCTACCATGCGGACCCGGCGGCACATACCATCACGCGCACCGTTGTGCAGGGCGTACACTTTGATACCCGCCGCCGTGAAACCGCGGCAGGCGGCAGCGGCCCCGCAGGCAGTGCGGCCACGGCGTTTTTGCTGGTTATCCCGGAAAAACATGCGGCGTTTGGCCGGGATTATACGCTGGAACCCCATGACCGCGTGCTTGCAGGCACCGGGCCGGAGGTGAGCTACACCCAATGGCTGGATTTTACCCCCGCCAAAGTGCCGGGGCTGGCCGCTGTGCAGTATGTAGACTGTAAAACAGTGGCCGGGCAGGCTGCCCATGTGGAAGCGGGCGGCTGGTGGATCCGCTCCGGCAGCGGCGCGCACAGCCTGAGTAACTGACCGGAAAGGGGGAGACAAAGCGCGTGAACGAAACCTATTTTGAACAGTTGCTGCAATGGCTGGCCCGCTGCCCGGCTCTGACCGGTATTAATCTGCGTGTGGACGACCTGCCCCCGGCGGCGGGCACCGGGGCGCTCTTCCCCAAAGGGGTGGAGCAGACCGACCGCTGGCAGAACCTGCTGGGGCAGGTGACGGCCCGCCAAAAAATGCAGCTGGTGCTGCGCCTGAACCTGCCCTTTGTGCCGGGGGATGCGAATCTGAGTGCCCAGACCGCCCGCCGCCTGTTGGAACTGCAGGCCTGGGTGGCGGAGCAGAGCGCGGCCGGCTTTGCCCCGCGGCTTGGCAACGCTGACCCCGTACAGGAGACCCTGACCGCCGGGGCCGCCCGGCTGGAACAGGCCAACGATGAGGGTAGCGCAGTTTACACCGTTACACTGACGGCACACTATACGATGAAATGGAGTGATACATTTGAAGATTGAGCGCAAATATATGGCGCACTTTTTGAACGCGGCGTTTGGTTCCGGTACCGCCAGCTATTGCCGCTTGGGCAACGACCTGGAAGAATATTCCCCGGAACTTTCCGCCAATGTGGAAAAGAAAAATAATATCCTGGGCCAGACTTCGATCACGATCGACAGCTACCAGAAACAGGGCGAAGTGGCACCCTATTATGCCGAGAAAAACGACCCGCTGTTTGAAAAGCTGCAGGCCATTATCGACGGTGACCTGACGCTGGATGACCTGAAAACCGACATTGTGGAGGTTAAGCTCTGGGGCGAAGCATCCGCCAACGCCTACCCGGCCATCAAGGAGGAATGCTACATTGAGATCGTAAGCTATGGCGGCGATACCACTGGATACCAGATCCCCTTTAATGTGCATTATACCGGCGTAAAAACCAAGGGTACCTTCAACATTAGCACCAAAACCTTTACGGCGGCGTAAGGCAGAACAGGAGGATGGATGATTTTACACAATGGGGATGTTTTGTTTGGCTGGCCGCTGCAAAGCCATGTGATTACCGCTGGGTGGTTTTATAATGACGGCAGCCTGCACCGGGCGCTGGATTTCCGCGCCGCCGTCGGCACGCCGGTGTATGCCGCGGCAGACGGTACGGTGGAAACCGCGTACCACTGGAATGGCCGCCGCACCCAAGGCGACACCAACAGCTATGGCAACATGGTCAAGCTGCGCCATGCGGATTACCGCGGCGGCCGGCTGGAAACGCTGTACGCCCATTTGAGCAAACTCTGCGTGGCCCAGGGGGAGACGGTATACGAGGGCCAGCTGATCGGCTACAGCGGGGATACCGGCAACTGTTACGGCGCACACCTGCATTTTGAGGTGCGGTACAAAAAACGCCGGGTCCACCCACTGAACTGGCTGGATGCAGATTTTGCGGCGGCATCTACCGCGGTGCGGCTGGGCGGCTACCAGAGCGTTGCCCGCCCGGCAGCGGAAAAAACACAGCCGGTCCAAATGCAGACGGTAACGGTGGGGCCGATTTCCAACGGGGACGCTGCCCGGCTGTATGCCCTGTGCGGGGACCTTGGCCTGGTGGAATCGGGGCTGTACCACGCCGCCTATACGGAGGTGTGAGCATGGATGCTATCATCGTTGCCCTGATTACCGGGGGATGCTCCGTTGTTGGCGTGATTATTACAACTCTGACAACATCCCGCCGTACCGAACAGCGCATGGCCACCGCGCAAGCCGTGACCGATACAAAAATTGAAGAGCTGACCCGTGAAGTCCGTGCCCACAATAATTTTGCCCAACGTGTACCGGTGCTGGAAGAACAAATCAAGGTTGCAAACCACCGCATCACCGATCTCGAGAACAAAACCGCTTGAACACGAATACATAGGAGGAAAAACTCATGGATTTTGCATCTTTTGGTATGGCAGGGGTGGCGGCGATTACGGTTATCTGCTACCTGGCGGCAACAGCGGTCAAACAAACGCCGCTGGCCAACAAATGGCTGCCGTCCATCTGCGGCGCCCTTGGCGGCCTGCTGGGCCTGGCCGCCATGTACATCAACGTGCCGGACTTCCCGGCCGCCGATCCCCTGACCGCCCTGGCCGTGGGCATTGTTTCCGGCCTGGCCGCCACCGGCGCGGATCAGGTTATTAAGCAGATCGGCAAAGGCAACTGACTGGCAAGTTACCGGCAAATTACCGGCAAGTTAAATAATCCATAATTAAAGCGGCGGGCTTTCCCTATTTCAGGGATTGCCCGCCGCTTCTGTTTTTAACTTCTTATTCTTATGGAAGGATTGTAATACATAAGTTTTCTCGGCTCGCTGGAACTATTGTTAGTGCCTCATGATAAATTTCATTTGCAACATGATCCGCAGCTCTAACGAGTGTAGTCGTTGCCGAGTTGCAAAAATGTAAATCTACACCCTTCAATCCACTAAATAGCGGTTCATAAAATATGCCATAGTTCCAATTATATGTGCCATTCTTAAATTCTTGCTCTAACCCTTCCCGTAATTCATAACGACCATTTGTCGCCGTCGTATGTTCGTCCACATAAACATGCAAATTTTCGACTTCATCTTTTGCAATTAAACCATCATGCATCAGACTTTCTAAAGCTCTTTTTAATCCAATCTTATAAACATAGTCCAAATACCGCTGCTTATCTTTTTTACTAGTAAAAATTCTATCCATAACTCGCTGTTGTTGGACAACTACACCAAACTTAAAACAATTGTTCAAAGATCGCACAAGTTTATGCTTATCTTTATTTGAAACATACGACGCCTTAAGTTCTGCCTGAGCCGCATACTTTCCGCGGATGGCTCTCTCTGCCGCTATATAACGTCGGCTCCATTCGTCCTTTGAAGCTTTTCCCAGAAGAATTAGCCCTCCAAACACAAATACGTTATTATGAACTTTATCAAAAACGCCGGACTCATCGGAATATACATAAATATCCAAAGTTCGACCTCCTCGCTAAAAAAGAAAGGCCGCCCAATAGGCGGCCAATCCCTCGTGCTCGACGATATTACATATCGCTTAAACGTTAATTCGGGTACACGAGTATACAGCGTATCTCTACCTGCAATTATATTATATGCGATTACCAACAAAAATGCAAGTCCTTTCACACATTTTTAACAACCTTTTGTGGTAACCGTATATCTATGTTTCTATATCATTATAGCTTCTTGTAGTCAAAATGTAGTCAACCTAACATATAACAAAAAGCGCGGCGAATGTTTTACACATCCTACCGCGCTTTTTCTGGTGCACCATCGGGGACTCGAACCCAGGACCCACTGATTAAGAGTCAGTTGCTCTACCAACTGAGCTAATGGTGCTTAATAAAGCAAACCCACGAACCGGGCTTTCCGCTCGGCCCGTGGGCTGCTTGCTTTTT